CTGAATTATATTATGGTGGTAAAGAAACGCAACCAGATTTCACAAGACATTTATTATATTTTGATGTAGAGGATTTAAAAGATAAATATAATAATGGTGAATTAGGTAATTTATCTAATGTGAGACACACACTTAGGATGACAAATAGTTCTTTTTTCGATAAGGATTTACAGGCTCAGAGGGTATTAGAAAATAAAGTAAGAACTTCATCATTTAATTTATTACTTTTTAGAGTAAACGAATTTTGGGATGAGGGGTGTGGGTATGACTACCAACAGTATGAGGGTATACAACCTAATGATAATATAACATTTGTTGAATCATCAAGTAACTGGTTATATTCTAGTGGGTCAACACAATGGTCACAACCTGGTGTATATTCAGGATCACCTTCCGCAATTACGGTAACATACCAACACTTTGATCAGGGTAGTGAAAATATTGATATGGATATTACCGATGAGGTTAATTATTTAATTACTGGTGGAACAGGTGCTACAAATTATGGTTATGGTATTGCGTTTGAGGAAGATGTAGAGGTTACAGAAGTTGTACCTGCAAGATATGTTGGGTTCTTTACTAGACACACCCAAACATATTACGAACCGTTTGTAGAAACCGTTTACGATAATCCTATTAGGGATGATAGACAGAATTTTTATAGGGGGAAATTAAATAGATTATATTTCTATACCAACTTAGGTGGTGAACCAACAAACTTAGATACTAAACCATCAGTAGTTGTTAAAGATGGTAGTGGTACAATATTTTCTTCTTTTACATCAAATAATGTGACAAGACAGACAAAGGGTGTTTATTATGTAGAACTATTCGTACCAATATCGACATCGGATTGTACAATATTCACAGATACTTGGTCGAGTATAGTAATTAATGGTATTGCCCGTCCAAGTGTGACACTACAATTTGAAATTAAAGATGATACTGAGTATTACCGTTTTGGTGACGATGAATCTTTACCAATAGAATACGGTATTAATTTATCTGGAATCAGAAGAGATGAAAAAATCAAAAGAGGTGATTATAGAAAGGTATTTGTGAATGTAAGAGAACCTTATACTGTCAATCAAACATCTGTTATAGATGGATTGCAATATAGGTTGTGGATAAGGGAAGGTAACACTGAAGTTAACGTAATTGATTGGATGGATGTGAATAGAACTTATCTTAAAAATTACTTTGTATTAGATACTTCTTGGATGATACCAAATGAATATTATATAGATATTAAATTAACTTCTAATCTATTGGTTAAAACATATACTAATACATTGAAATTTAATGTAGTTAATCAAGTTGACTACCTGCACTAACAACTATAGGTTCTTCACCCGCAGGTAACTCAAAAGTAGTGGACTTAATTTTCTGAATCACATCATCTGCCACCTTTTCTAATAAATCCATAACTGATTGTTTTGTCAAAGGTTTTGGGTAAGGAACTTTAAATGTCATTAAATTGGTAGGGGTTTCTCCATCTACCCTTTCACCAATAAAATAATTTACAGTTACTAAGAATTCATTTATATTAACCGTACCATTTTCATACTCTTCAGTTTTCCATCGATGTACTTCTATTGGGTTACCTTCATTATCTATTTGTTTGAATAGTATATCTATTCTTATAAGTCTGGCTTCACCAGATGATCCTTCTATATAAGTACTTCTAAAACCGTCATATACTCTATAATATGGGAATATCATCCAAAATGATAATGAAGTGTGACCACCCCATATCCTAACTTCTCTCATATCATTAAATCCTTCATCACCATTAAATTTAACCTGTATTCTATCATATACATCACCAGGAAAAGATTTGGCGAATTCACTTGTAAATTCACCTAATTTACTAAAAAATATTTCTGCAATAGGCCATTTTTTTCTTAATGGTTCAGATTCTTTAAACAATTTACTATTCTCATAAAAATAAGTTTTAGATAATTCGAACGCAATTTCGTATGGTAAATCAAAGTCTTGTATTAACCATGCGGCAACATCGTAGATATTATAGGAATATCCATCATCTTTATGTTTTTTATGTATTAGTTTTAAAATTCTTTTTTCACTATCACTAAATTCACTACTAGTGTCAATTAGTAAGGATTCCAGTAAAACATATTTTTTCTTTATTCTCATGATTACAAATATAATAATAAATATTCTATAAAACAAAAAAGGGTAGAAAACTCTACCCTTTTTATTGTTGATATTTTTAATTGATTATCTCAATTCGTTGATATCGAATGTTACAACACCGTCAACTGTTACTACACCATAGAAACGGTTATTAACCATTTTCTTAGCGTATCTAGTCATAATCCCCTTCGTTGGAGCGAAGTTGAATGGGTTTTGTAATGTTGGAGTCAATTGTAATGGTACATACGGAGCGTAAATGTATCCAGTATCTAACAATGACTTACCTTTGTGTCCAATGATGATTGAGTTCGCTGGTGCGTAAGGATCACGATATACAGTATATCTTCCACCTAATGAACCGATTTTCTCAATACCCATGTTGTACTGATCTTGCTCTGGAGAAGCGTTAGATACGTGGAAGTATTCTAAGTCATCAAAAATTGCTGACACCTCAGAAGATACTACTACGAAGTTAGCGCCACCTCTCAAAGTTGATTTGTGGATTTGTGCAGAAACTTGATTGATTTTAGTAATCAACGTTTGGTTCCACTCTTTTTGAGTGTATGCGTTGAAACCACCACCAGAGTTTGCTCTTTTCCATCCGTTGTAATCCCATCTCAATTGCCATGCTGCACCTCTTCTTAAGTCTCTTAAGATCTCTCTATCGATCTCAGCAGCAACCTGCTCAGATAATAGTGCCGTAAGTTCAGCTTCAGCATCGATGTTATGGAATGCACTAACGTCTTGTGCTAATTCAGGTGACCAAGTTGCTCTTAGTTTTCTTTCAGTTACAGATACAACTACCTCATCCAATTCAAAAGAAACCTCACCCATTTCTGTAGAGTATTCTAAAGAAGCGTATTGAACCCAACTTACGTCAAATGTAATCGCTGAAAATGCAGTACTAGTACTTCTAGTTAAACCAGAATTAGCACCAATGTAACCATCAATTGTACCGTTATCACATGATACACATGTTGGGTGTGTTAAATCTACTTCTAAAAGTAATGAACCATCTGCAGTACAGATATTACTATAATCTACGATACCTTTACCGTATTTTTGAGTAATAAGTCTAAAAGGTACTTCAGCACCGTTCGCAATAATAACATTATTGTTTGGGTCTTTAATGTCTCCACCTCTAACAACAACTTTAAGTGATGCTAAAAATGATTCAGTATCCATCTCATTTCCGTCTGGTCCTGTTAATCTACCAGCGTTTTGGTTGTTGAATCCTTTTACACCTATTTTAAGGTATCTAACTGTACCGTCACCTGCTAACGCTTTTTGTGCTCCTGCAGCATATTCATCATCAATAGAAAGTCCTGAAAGGATTAGTACGTCACCAGTGTTACTAGTGTTACCAGTTTCAACGTGAAGAGTAGGCTTACCTTTAGATGCATCATACAAACCATCGTTGTAGTATAAATCATAAAGACTTTTTGAGTAGAATGTAGTTACTGCATCATCTGTACAACTTCCAATAACACACTCTGGTAATGCACCGTTAGTAGTGTTATTATCACCATTCAATGGAAACTGTCCATCAGATGTTTTAGGTACAAAGAAGAATAATTTACCGATTGGCATGTTCATCGCTTGTACTGATACGATATCGTTAGCCAATAATTTAGAGAATACTCTTCTCACAATTGGGAAAACTACAGTTTCGAAAGAACCTGATGAGTCTGCAGAAGTTGATTCATTCAACAAAGCAGATGCTTGGTTTTCATACAATTGAGCGATGTTCTCTTTTACGTGACCTTTTAAACCTTCTAAGAAACCTAATTTGTTCCATTTAGAAATTGTTTTAGATCTAATTTGTTTTAGGTGTTCAAGTCCGATATTTCCGACTTCACCTGAGTTTAACAAATGTCCCATTTTAATTTTAATTTTAATTTTGTTATTTTATTATTTTTATGAGATTCTTCTCATTAAATCTTTAATCGCAGTAATTTGTGGATCTACATATGCAGTAGACTCATTCAAATTAGTAGATTTTGAAGATTGGATTGTTTTATTAACTTTAGTTTCTACTGACTCATTAATAGGGGATTTAGAATCTAATTCCGTTTTAATAGTTTTGTAGATGTTTTTAGATTCTTTAATTGTCTCAGCGTTATCAAATCTCTTAAGAATTTCCATTTTTTCTTTCTTAGTAGTTGAATGCTCAGTAAATAATCTATTAACATAAGCCAAGTTAGTGTTAAACAACGCAACTTCGTTTAGTTTTTCTTTGAATACATTGAGTGCTTTCTTATACTCTTCGTTTTTAGATTTTAACTCTTTGTATTCTCTCATTATTTTGGATTCGGAAACTGTGTTTGTTTTCGGTTCTCTACTTACAATAGGTTTACGAGTTGTTCTAGATTCTCTCGCCGCTAATCTAGCACCGTGATATCTTTGTTTACCGTTAGTTCTTGAATGTCTTTGTAATTTATCCTCTTCGATGTAAGCACCTTCTTCAAAATCTTCAATTGGTCTTCTTCCAGCATGTCTTCCTTCTGGGGTATCTCTAACCCATTTAGATGCATCGTCCCAATTATTGATTTCAAATTCGTCTGTCTCATCTGAAGGTCCATCTAATTCAATTTCGTATACGATTTGATCTTCGTTTTCGTACATACCTGAACCACATTCAGAACAGTACTTACCTTCTTCATCTTCGTACATTGCACCTGAACCACATTCAGAACATTGTTCACCTTCTTTCATAGAATCCCATCCTTCTTCCATAGATTCCTTAATGTAATACTCTGCTCCCGTACCGTTATCTTTAAGATGAATACCACCTTGATCTTTAACCACCTCTACTTCGTCATTGTCAGAAAGTTTTTTAAATACTTTAACAACCTCTTCATCAGAAGCAGTTGTTAAGTCTAAAATTTCTTCGTCATCTTCCGCACCCATAGCAGGTAATTCTAAACCTAAACCTATCTCATCATCATCTTCTTCATCGTCATCATATCCCTCTCCAGCATCTAAGTCTAGATCAGTGTCTAAGTCCAAATCAATTTTTGGTTGGTTATTAGGTTCATCATCAGATTCATCACTACCAAATTGTAGTTCGTCATCATCAGCGTTTTCTTCATCGTCAAGATCTAACTTAACGTCTTCTTCATCATCGGATCCTTTAGTTTCTACATCGTCAACACTAATCTCATCATCATCTTCTTCTGAGATTGGTTCTTCTTTCTTTTCATCTTTATTTTTTAAAGATGACTCAACAATGCTTTCAATTTCTTTCGACATATGTGCCGCAAGTATTTCTTTCGTGTTGGCTTTTAAGGCATCCTCTAAAGACTTTGCTTCTAGTAAAGCCTCTTCGATGATTGATTTCTTTTTTTCAGCCATTTTTTCTTTTTTTATTTTTTTTTATTTATTATTAAATAACGCAAAATATTTCGCATTTCTTAATAAATATGCAATACTTTTAAAAAGTGTTATTTTTTTATTAATCTAGTAAAAAATTATTTAAAGAGTCTTTTAAAAGATTATCTTCATTTTTAATTTTAGATTCTGACATTTGTTGTTCTCTAGAAGGTTCTTCACTATAAATCCAAGAACCTGGTGTTGATGGTGATGTAACAATATCCCAACAAATTAATTCGAAGTCATCTTGTACAATATTTTTACCACCTTCTTTTTCTAAAGAACCTACACCTCTAGATGACACACCAATCTTTAAACCTTTTCTAATGTAATTAGCAACTCTATCACCTTCACAAGAAATAATACCCTGATTAACAAATCCTGGTGACATTATAATTTCTAATTTACCCATAAGTACATTACCTTCCCACCATAAGTCTACGATGTTATGGGAAATTCTACTTACTGCAACTATAGATGATTCTGGGTGATCTGCCTCTCCTAAGGCTCTTTTCTCTTTGATTAGTTTTAAATAGTTCTCAGACTCTCTCCTTAAGATTGCCTCAGGGTAAACTCTACCGTTTCTATTTTCAACACCATACTTTTGTAATACGGCATAAACAACCAAAGGTTCTTCTATAATAGGTTGACCTTTGGTTAAGTTTGACATCTCATTTACAAAATGTCTGTTATCTTTTGGAGAAATGTATCCTGCGTCATACTCGACTAGAATACCTTTTTTATTTATTTCGTTTTTTGTAAGAATTTCCATAACAGTGTTATACTTTTATTATAAATATACCACTGAGTTAAAAAATTACTTTTTAGATTTATGGAAAGTAAAAACCGAATTATTTTCTAGACATTCATTTACCACATCGTAGATAATTTTTTTACTGTTTTCTACGATATTATTTTTATTAATGGGTAAATATTTTTTTTGATATAATGTTATCTCACAAGACATAAAACTTCTTTTATTGATGTTTAATCCTGAAGTCCTCATATCCAAATCAACTATGTATTTATTTTCGTGAAATAATTCTTTGTTGATTGTATCATTTATTTTTTGTTTTATTTTTTTTCTTACATTACTTAAGAAAAATTCGTAGTTAAAATTTTCATAATCTTCTTTTAACTCTCCCCACGCACATAAGTTTAAATATAAACTTTTCGATTCTTTATTATTTACGGTGCCGATTTTTGTTTTATAGTTTCCTAATAAATCTAATTTGATTTCTTTTCCTAATTTCATTCATAAAATTTTTCATTTTTTGTTATTTTAAAGTTTTTATAATTATACTATTAAAATAGTTAGTAGTCAAATTCTATAAATAAAAAACCCCTCATTTGGAGGGGTTCATTTTAATCTATCGATTCTTTTAAATTGTAAATTTTACCTATCTGTGAATTGAAATTTTCGTAATCAAAGTTAGTATTTAATAATTTATCTTTTACTTTTAATAACTTATCTTTTATTTCAATATCTGATGACTCATTTAATTTTTTATCTATATTGTCGATACATTCTCTTTTCACAGATTCAAACAAAGATTTTTTATCATCTTTATTACCATTTAAAACTGTTTTAATAATTTCTCTTTCAGTTTCATTTATTTCAGAATATTTTGAGTTGAATTTAGAAACTAAAATATTGGCAAACATACTAGGTGGTAACCCTATTGATTCTGATACTACTGTTTCTTCTACATCTTTTTCTAACATTCTTTTAGTAATGTTATTAATAGATTCCTGTATTTTATCTATGTTTGTTGCGTTTTTTTCGGTTTTAATTAAAAAATCGATATCGTTATAGAACGATTGATTTTCTTTAACTAAAGTTACACCTTTAAGTAATTTAGAAAAATACTCATTACCACTATCGATATGTTTTTTATTTAATGATTTTAATAAACCTATATTTTCTTTAATATATTCTTTAGCCTCAGAAGAATCATCAAACTTTCTGTTTTGTAAATTACTATATAATAAATATTGTTCCTTTAATGTTTTGTTTTCACCGATAGTTTTTAAAAACTTATTAAACAATTTTTTACCCTTATCGTCATTACTAATGATGGACTCAATCATCAATTGTTTAAAAGTGTCCTTTATATTACCAAAATTTTTCATGTGTTAGTTTTATATAATAAATATTAAACTTTTATAAAAAAACTTATTTAGTTAATTTATCTATTTCTTTAGTCATTTCACTAATCTTAGAATTTAACACATCGGTATCCTTCTCAACTGAATCTAAATTATATACGTGTTCATTATTCTGTAAACTTTCAGTAAGTCTTCTTAAATAAATTCCTTGATATCTTTTAGTTTTCTCTTCATATTTTCTCCTTTTTTCCTCAGTTAATAAAGTACCATCCTTTCTAAAAGATTCTGTGGTTGCTGGTTCTGCCGCTGGTTCTGCCGCTGGTTCAGCACCTGCAGCCATATCTGCACCACCACCCATATCTCCACCAGCCGCACCTGCGTCACCACCTGCACCTGCTTCGGCTTCACCTGCACCTGATAATAATGCGTCAAAGTCACCATATAATTTATCGACTCTATCAAATAAACCTGTTTTCTTAATAACTTCCGCAGTTTGTTCCATTTCTGCCGCTGCCGCTTTTTCTAATCTTTGTTGTTCTAAGTCGTTTCTTATCTCTTCCTCAGACATACCCAATATTTCTTTTTTGGCTCTAGTCATAGACATTGCCCCAAACCCATTACCAGCGTCTGCGACAGAATCCTTATACAATGTTACTTTTAACTGAGTTTGTTCAACCTTCAACATCTCAGCCTGTGTAGATGGATTATTAAGTGAAAGTGTGAAATTTTCTAATTCATCTTCTAAACCTAAAATATATAAATGTATAATTGCAATCTTATTAAGTTCTTGTATCATTGACTGTTGAATCCTATTTATGGTTCTAGCAAATCTAATATCTTGTAATGCCAAATTTTTACCATCACCGTTTGCTTCCTCAAAACCTAAGAATGGTTTAGGTACTCTAAGTGCAGTGAATAACTTTTTTTGAAGATATTGGATATCTGCAATCTCAGATAGGTTTGTCGCACCCGCCAATGTATCTATTGGACTCGGTGCGTTTGGATCTCTAACGGGAATGAAGTAATCCTGATCTTGTGCCATTTGATTATATCTAGTATCTATCTGACCTGTTTTTTGATCAATTACTGGACTCCTTTTAAAGTTATCCGCAATTTTATTGACATATGCGGGCACATCTTTTTCGTCAATATTACCAACATATATTTTGAATATTCTTCTTTCTGGTGCCCTAGTTACTCTATATATTAACATCGCATCTTCAGATAATAATAGTTGTTTCCATATTCTTCTAGCCTTTTCTAACATAGATGTTCCATAAGGTAATCTTCTATCATCACCTAACAATCTAAAATGGGCAATTTGCCAAGCATTAAATTCTATGTCTCTCTGACCCCAAATAAATGTAACTGGATTAAACTTATCTGTATCAGTAACATTAGAACTATCACCAAACCCCTCATTTTCTTTCCTACTAATCTCAATGTTAGGTAGTTGTTTAACACCTGTTATACCCTCATCACTATCAATATTTAAGAATAAAAAATTATCACCATATTTACAAGTGTTTCTTGTCCACATTGGTAATGAGGTATGAATATCTAATCTATTGAAGAATAAATCTTCTAAAATCCTCCTAACTCTTCTACTCTCAGAAAAAATATTAATAACTTTATTTTCTGAATTTAAAGTTGTGGATTCCTCCATCATTATATCTAATGCGGCTGCGATTTCAGGGAAAAATTCCATACCTTCAAAATCGGCATAAGATGCTAATCTTGTTGTTTCGTAATAAATGGAATGTTGATATATTTCATTATCAACCTTTTGCCACATATTTGACAAATAGGCGTCTTGTTGTCTTTTAAGTTTCTCAAATTCAAAATCCTCTTTAGATTTAGTTTTAAGGAGTTCTTTATCATTTATAGAATATCTAGACTTATTTTGTGCCCTTTTTACTTCTGGACCAAATAAATCATTTAACTGTTGGAATATCGTTTTTCTAGCCATTTTTTATCTTTATACTTTATTACTATTATAATAAATATCAAAAAAAACTAAATACTATCTTATACCAAACAACCAGTTGTATTCACCATTGTCATTATTACCATTAACCCCTTGTTTAGGATGATAGGTTGGTGTGTTAGTATAAAATGGATTTGTGTATTTTTGGTCTTCCAATAACGGAGCAGTTGATTTAGTTGAAACGTTAACCCAACTATCTAACATAGCCTTAGTTTGTTTCTCAACCATCTCTAATTTTTTGAATGATGTTTGTACTATAAAAATACACATAGCGTAAGCCATTATAATATCATCATGATAACCCTCCATATGATCGGGTCTACCATTCTTATAGACAAAAGTCCTCAATTCAGAAATTAAACGATGTGATCGTATTATTGTTTTATTCTCTCTAATATGTTCCTCAAATTCAGAAACTAATTGTAATCTAGTATTACCCACATTAAATCCTGGAACTTTATCACCCTCAGTATATTTTGTTTTAGCGTACTTTTCTGACAATTTTCTACTTTTAGGGTCATCATAGTGTAAAAACTTATATTCCATTTCTAAGAGTTTTAATACCGTTGCAACACCCATACCACCTGTGATATCTACTATTGTATAGGCACTATACATATTACCATATTTATAAACCACCTCTGCCAACATATCTGGTGGTAGTTTATATTTAAATTCTGCAACTTGTTCTAAATTTTCGAAATCTAAAATAACTATTGTGGAACTATCTTTACCGTCACCTCTACTAACGTCTACACCCATAATATATTTATGCCCTACCTCAGGTTTTTTCCATATCCACATAGCCTTTTCTAATTCTGCAGAGAATTCGGGATCTTTAACAAAATTTTCCTCATGATATGAAATAAATTCATCATCTATAACGTTACCCCCTGAACCGATAAATGATACATCAAGTTCTTGTGCAATCTTTTTTGCGTCACCCATATCTGCCGCCATCTCTTCGTACCAAGGGGATAAAGGTTTCCACCCTTCTTTCACCATAACCTCATAATATTCTATGGTAGATTCATCGGTTTCATAAATTTTATCCAAATATTCCCACCTTAACTTAGTCCTATTTAAAGTTTTACACTCTATCTTTTCATTTTCACCTCTAACCCAATATAACCCTCTGTTGTATCTAACATCCTGATACCACTTCATTTCAACTACGTTGAAATTGTTTTCTTTATTTTTGGCACCATCATAAGTTTTATAATAAAGTGGATCCATACCATTTGGTGTAGATATTAGCGCAATCTTACCACCTGTACCTAAAGATGCTAACGCAGCCCCAAACACATCTGCACCGTTATCGATAAAGGCTGCCTCATCCATAACTAAGAATGTTGGAGTAAAACCCCTCAAAGCATCTTTAGATGTTGCTAACGCCCTAATTTCACAACCATTAGATTTTAATTTTAAATGTCCCTTAGAATTAATTTCTAAATAATCAGTACCTTCATCCAATCCCCATACCCAATAAGGTATTTGATCTAGAAATTCCTTTATCTTTTTTAAGAACTCTTGTGCTAATGTTTGTTTGTTGGCTAATATTAGTACCTTATGTGGGTTTTCTGGATCACCAAACGCAGTTTTAACTGCGATATAGGCTGCGGTGGTAGTTGATACACCCGCCTGTCTTGGTTTAGTTACTAAATTACGATTATATTTTTCGTAAGATTTTATTATTTCTTTTTGTTTATGAAACAATTTAAAAGGTACCATACCTTCTTGAGTTAAATCGAATGTCTTTAAAAAAGTTTCGATTGCATATATTGGTTCACCAAGACAACGTGCAAATATTTTTAGTTGTTCTCCTCTATTCATATATTTTTAATTTAAAACGCTACTACCTTACCTTCTTCCCAGTCTTTGTAGTTTGGACCTAATTCATATGTAATATTATTACCACCCCCCACTTTTTGTATGATACCAGATTGATTGGCTGCACTCCAAAAAGTTGAAAGTTGTCCACCACCTTCAGTTTGTCCAATGTGATTTAAAAAGCCTCTTTTAGTTTTTTTAGGTGAGATTGTCACATCTTTAATGTAATTTATTAAATCCCTAATTCTCGATTCATCCCCTTTTTGGAATGTAATCCCTTTATGTTTTGGTATTAGTGTAATACCGTTTTCAATTGCAAAATCATTAACTATGGGTAAAATACCCTTAACCCTACCTGAACCTAACTTATCTTTTACTATAGATAGTTGTTTTATTGCCACAATAGGGTCATAATTATCAAAAAGATATTTTACTACATCATATAATAATCCATCTATTACTTCTTTTAAGGTAACATTCTCATATCTCCATGGGAATTTTTTCTCTAATAAAATCAGTTGTTTTATTTTTTCTAATGGTGTATTTTTACTATTTAAAATTTTTTTAGATTCCCTTTCACTAATTAAATCAAATATCTCCACAATCTTATTACCATATTTCATAAGATTGTTACTTTTTTCATATACATTTTTTCTAAAAAAATCTAAAAAAATGTCATAAAGTGATTCGTTATTTAATAATGTATCTTTATTTAAACTAAAAGTGTTAAAAAAATCATTAAGCCATTCTTCACTATTTTTATTAACGGTATTGTCAGTAAAATACTGAATAAATTTATCCCATCTTTGATTATCCTCAACCAAAAGTAAATGTTGTCTATTATTAATTATTACTTTCATTATAAATTAGAAATTACATTTTCTGTCATATCCTCTTTTACCCTTCTACTGTCAGGATAAAAATTATCAATATTCGGTCCTCTCAATTCGTCACCTTGTTCAATTAAAACCTCATCTAAAACTTCTAAAAAATAGTTTGCGTTATCACCAGGAAATTTACCAGTGGACTCAACATACAGTTTTAAATATTGGTAAAATATACTCGTAACATCAAACTTTAATATGTGATTGATTTTATCACCTTTTTTAATCTCATCCCAATCACCCTCTGAACCTAAAAACGATGTTATTGTTTCTTTTATATCATTAAAAAGTTCTCCTTCGGATGCACTATTATATGACCATCTATACATATTTTTTAATTCTATTTTTAAGTCATTAAACATTTGTTCTTCGTCTATTAAGTGAAAAAGTGTGTTTTCATCTTCTAATAATTCTTCAGTTAAAATATCTCCGTACTCATCATCTAACGTATAAATCTCTTTACCGATAAAATCATTTTCTTTGATATATTCTTTTATATGGTTTATCGCCTTATCACTTAATACTTCAGTTACATCATCTTCGAAACTAATATCGAAATCACCGAATATTTCTGACCAATCAGGATCCAATATATCCTCAACTAAAGTTTTATCGTCTACATCAAATAAATCTGCCAAATCCTTCCATTCACTACAAAACATATATATCCTATCACCCGATTTAATTATATCCCCAAAATCTGAATAGAAGGCATTATTATCTGTAAGGTATTTGTCAAACCAACCAATATTTGTTAGTATTGAAAACATATCATCACTACCCACATAATAATCCAATTCTATATCAACCTCATCAAAAGGGTTTTCACCTTGATTCATTAAATAAGTAAATACACCCTCAATTACATCACTATAACTTAATTCTAATAACTCTTTAATATAGTCAATTACCTCAATATAATCTCTAAATTCATCGTATTTTTTTTCGATAATCTTATTTATTGCGTTCTGTACTCTTGGATTTATCATCACTATTATTTATTAATAAATATTGGTAATAAATAAAAAATCCCACTTTTGGTGGGATTCTCATTTTTTATAATGTTTTAAATTAAATGTATTTATGAAGTTCTTCTACAGTTTTGAAGTCTCCCTTATCTAATGCATCATCAATTAATTTCATTAACTCATTCTTAGACATTTTAGAATAGTCAACTTCACCATTCTCAATCTCTATATCATCTTCTTTAGGTTCTATACCTAAATTGTCTAATATATCACCCATATCATCGTATCCTGTGTCGTTAAACATATCTTCTATAGTATCACTACTATCACCCTTATGTAAATCTTTTAGTGTATCGACAACCTCTTTACATCTCTGACTTCCACTTAAGATTTCTTTCATAAATTCGTGAAATTGTGTTGCAGGTAACTTAGTTAATTCTCTAAACAACCATTGTTTGATATCATAGTTTTCAGAATCAATACACTCTAAGAATTTCTCCCACATACCAGGACCTAATCTCATACCCCATATCTCACCTTCTGGTGTATCTGCCTTTTCAATAACTTCTTTTTGTTCTTCGAAATCTAAATGATCGTCAGCCCAGTTAATTGCAGATAATTCTAACGTACCTTTAATTAATTCGTGTACTAATAATGGGAAAATCCAAGCCTTAGCAACTACAACTGGAATGTCATCACCCTCTTCAACATCGATTCTTTCCATATCATTTTCTTCATCTTTGTCTTCAGGTTTTTCTGCCTTTCTCCATTCGATTTTTTCAACTCCACCTACTTGTCCACCCATAACACTGTCAGGGATAATCCAATATTGGAAATCTGCCAATGACATAAGTTTACCGTATAGTCCCATTAATCTAGGGTCTAAAGCATCTAACTCATCTGCAACCATATGGAAAATGTAGTGTCCTTTTTTAGCGGCACCTTGCATAAGTGCATTGATGACTCTCCTTTTATCAACCTCCATTTCTAACTCTTCCATACGTTGAGCACTTTTAGGTTTTTTAGGTACCTCAAATCCACCATCTTCATCCTCATCTTCCTCTTCATCAGATTCAATACTTAATTCGGAACCTGGAGGTGTTAAAGTTGCCTCTAACATTTGATCTGGGATATCAAATTCTTCTGAAACGATATCTACTGCCAATTGTTCTAATGCCGCCTTATGTCTCGTTTCAATTTGACTAATCTCACCCATTATTTGGAACATCATTTGCATCATGTTAGGTGTTATATTTCTAACACCGTGATATCTTTTAACTTTGTTAACTATTTCTTTAAACCTTTGTCCTGCCAATTTTTCAGAATAATTCTGAGACTCAGAACCCACGGGTATAGATTTACTTTTACCGAATAAATGTTCACCACTTCTAAGTCTACCCTCTAAATCTGGATTCATCCTTTCTGGATGTTCAGGATCGTATTCAATAGCCTCAATCAATTTGTTAAGTCTATATTTTTCTTTAATAACTCTATTAGTTACTTCGTTAATAATATTTTTTCTTCTCATATCTAATTTATTTTTTATCCGTATACAGTACTTACCCACATTTTGAAAGACTCACCTGCCATTTTTTCGAATACTCTTTGTACTCTACTCATTTCAAAGTCCCCACCACTATTTTCAAGTCTTGTCATAGCAGCCCTTACTAAAATTTCTCTTATTTCTTGTTTATGTTCTAAAAGATACTCAATTTCCTTTAATTGTTCTTCTAATTGAGTGATGTCATTATCCACATAATCTTCATCATCCTCATCGTAATTATCGTACCCTTCTATTTCATCTCTCAAAGATTCAGGATCTTTTTTCATCCCATATAACCATCTATGTAAATCATCCTTAGTCCAATTTAATAATGGAGAAGCCCCATACATATTTATTAAACCACTATTTCTAAGAGATTCAAGATATTTAAATATTTTTACTTTATCTGCGGCAGGCATTTCTCTAATAACAAAGTATTGTCTTCCACCGGGATTATCGGGAGACTCATTAACACTACTTTTAGAATTAATGTACTCAACTAAATCCTTTTTTCTCATTTTAGGGTTAACAGACTCATCTTTTCTTCTATGAGATTTTTTTACAGAATCTTTATAACCAATAGAATCGGTACAAACTGCATATGGGTTATAATCAGTACCATTCTCTTTATTTTTTTTCTCTACGTCTTTAACACATCTATCCCATTTTTTGGTATGGATAGTGTCATCTTTCTTTTTTTCACTTTTTTCTTCTTCGTTAACAGTAACTGAACGTATTTTACCTTCTTTGTCTTTAACACCGTAAGTACCTTTATCTAATTTATCGAAAGATGAATCAAACTCGTCTTGATTATAAACAGTCATTTCCTCAGCCTCATCAACAGTATCGATATAACGTTCCATTAATTTACGTCTGGTTGCCCTTTTTATTTCAGATTCATAAATTCTAATTTTGTTACCCATAATCTTAACTATTTACCATATCTTTTTCATACTTTATTACCATATCTTTTTCATATAGTTTATCCTCCACTGAAGATAAAGGTTCACCAAAAGAAAAGAACAATCTTTTTTCTGGATAGTCATCATAACCTTCCATATTTTCCCAAGCCAATGCGACTATACCGTCAACCGCATCCCACATTGCAAAAGATTCTGAATCCTTAACTAAATCTAATTTTAATGTAGTAGTTAAAGAACCACTTTTCTTAATGATACTATCTTCTGGTGGTTCGGGATTACCCAATGAAGGGTAAGAGTCCCAACCGTCACCATCTATATCTTCTAATACATCAGAAAAGAGGAACTCGTAAACGTAATTCCCCTTCCAGTTCTGACCAATTTTATTGATGTAAATTAAATTCATTATCTAAACATTCCTCTTCTTCTGTACGATGGTCTGATTCTTTCTTCGTCACCCATAGCCTTTGGTTTAGGATCAGCCTTCGGTCTCTTTATTTTGTCCCAATCTGTACCAGTTCCTGGTTTAGTTGTAGGTGTCTTAATTCCTGGTTCTTTAACTGGTGAATTTGATTTGAAATAATCCATATCATATTGATCACCAAATGCCTTAGGTTTTGGGTCAACCTGTGGTCTCTTCACTCTGTCCCAGTCTGTACCAGTACCTGGTTTAGTTATAGGTCTTTTAATTCCCGGATCTTTAACAGGTGCATTAGATCTTAAAAAGTCGATATCCAACTCAATAAAGTTATCATCAAAAGAATTTCTATTATTCATTGAGAAATCTAATTCACCATCTGAATTGTTATCTAAATCTAATCTATTAGGTATACCGTCAAAGTCTCTGTCTAAGTCACCTGTTGCAGATAAATAACCTTGCCCTGTTTGTAACGCATCCATAACCCCCATTTCATCTTCATCGATATGTCTTTTTCTCTTCATACCTCTTAATTTACTGAAGTCATCTGCAGTTATCTTACCATAAGGTTTTGCAACATCTATCTTTTTTCTACCATCAGTAAACCCATCGTTATTTCCTTCATACATTTGAGAACACTCACACATCATACCCTCAATCATATTACCACCTTTATAACCACCACACTCGTTACAAATTTCTTTTCTCTCTTTTAAAACTTTTTTAATTGAGTTTTTTGTACTTTTAGTTAAAAAAGATTCTAAAAGTTGTTTCTTAGAAAATACGACTCTTCTACTTTCAGATAATTCATCACCACCTTCTTCTGGTGTTTTAGTATCTTCATCACCACCTTCTTCTGGTGTTTTAGTATCTTCATCACCACCTTCTTCTGTACCAAAATCATCATCCTCAGTACCACCCAATGAATCTTCATCATCTTCTCCTTCGAATTTTGAAATTATGTCCTCTTTATCACTTTCGTCCATTTCGTCTAAGTGTAATGCAGAAATGATTGAGTTAATAACGTATTTTTCTAATTTAGGATCAACATCTTCAGAGTCTCTCAACATCTGTCCGATTTTTCCTGTTAATTTTTGTATTTTTTTTGTGATTTCATCATCACCTAAATCTTCAGTACCCTCATCACCAGTAGTATCAGTATCTTCTGTATCGGTATCTGTTTCATCTGCAAATGCGTCAGTATCTGTATCAGTATCATCTGTAGGCTCGTCATCAGAAAAACCAAATTCATCATCTGCAACATCATCCTCTACAGGTGCTTCAGGAGTTTCTGATTTCGGTGTATCTACTTTGAGTACCTTTTTTTGTTCTTTAATATCATCATCTAAAATGATTTCTTCTTCTTTTTCTAATACAAAACCATAACCTGCACTACCTGCAACTGCATTACCGTCAGACTCAAAAATATTAGTATTATTCTCAATACCATATGATTCGTTTAACATATCAAATTTAATATTTAAATGTTTTAACGCTTCCGCATAAGAATGATATTTTTCAGTACTTTTATTTTGTAAACCACCAACGTATTGGAAATCCTCAGATAAAAATTTACCGTAAGGTTTATTTGATGTTTTTATGAAGTAATCGTGATTTTCTCTAACAATACCGTAAACAATACCGTTAGGTCCCTTTTTTATTAACTCCAATTCTGAAAATGACTTACTTTCATTAAGTGTTGTCATTTTACCCATAAGGTCTAACATTCTATTTACTTTGTCTTGACCTTTTAATGTTTTAGGATTTACTATTTTTCTCATTTTTTATTTTTTTTTATTTTTATCCGTTAGTTGGTAATCCAGTTCTAATGTCAACAAACCTATATTCTTCTGTACCACCAGTTGTTGTTGATATTAATCCTGTTTGAAATAATCCCGCAGGTTTAGGGTTACCTAATAATGCGAACCCGTTATTTAACGTAGTACCGCTCTGTTGAATTAATAAGTCTATTGTTTTACCTGCAACACCTGTTATTGAAGATCCGTTTATTGTATATGTACCGTTTGTATTAAAATAAACTGCACTGTAAACGTAACTATCAAAATTAGTATTACCAGTGTTGTGTATTACTGTAAAAGTACCTGTTAAATAAGTTGAAGCCATAATTATGTTTATTAAATAAATATTGCAGTTTTAATAAAAAAACAAAATTAGATTTTTATAAATTTTTAATTCTTATTAATGATTCATCTAGTGTTAATGATTTATCATATGCCTTAGTTTCTATTTCACTTAATTTATCTAAATACATTGTTCTCCTTAACACTTTAAATGCGATATTCTCAAATGAGTACTCACCTTCTCTATCTAACCCAGTTTGTCTCATTTTTTTAATTTTATCTTTAAGGTTGGTTATTTTTCTGATAGTTTTATCATATTCACCTGATTTATACATATAATATATTTCATCTATTGAATCTATAATACTGTTAACTTTTTGTTCTACCTTTTTAGAATCTATATCTTTTTTTGATGAATCTGGTTTAACTACCCACCCGTCCCATAAAATAGAATAAACCCCACTAGAAACGTGAGGTTCTTCTGTATCTTGCATATATATCTCTACGTCATAACCTTTTATAGTTATATCGTGTTTATCATTCCATAAATTTTTCTTTGAGTTGAAGTATTCTTTTACTAATTCTTCATTATCATCGACTTCTTCAAAGTCAACTAAAATGTGTAAATCTACATCTGAAAATTTTGACCAGTTATAGTTGGCTAAACTACCTGTTAATATGATATCATCAATATCTACCCATTCTACGTTTAATGTCTCAAAAAAATCATCTGCAATCATAAGAAGTCTACTTCTTATTTCTTCATGCATATGTTGTTCATCGTCAAAAATTTTAGGGTTTAATGTACTTCTAACTTCGAAAGAAGATAAATCAATTTTCTCTTTTTGGATGATATCATTAACTTCTTGTTCTGTAATTTTTTTTATCTCCATAAACTTTTTTATATAAATATAGTGTTACGGATAAATATCAATTAAAATAAGAAACGGGCGTAATCTTATTTATTAGTCAGTTAATAATTCTTTTTCTTTCTTTGGATTATTAATTAGTTTATCTATTCTAGAATCAGTGTATCTAAGACAGTCATCATTAACCCTACCAATCCTTTCGTTTAAAAATTGTATTTCTCTACGAATAGATTCCGTTTCTTCTTTTATTCTAATATAAACACCATCAGTTCTAACATTTATAGTGTCATGTATTTCTTTTATTTCATCTGAATAATGATGTTCCAGATTTTCAAATCTACGATCAATATTTTGATATAGATTGTTAATTGTGATATTTAAATCACTGTTTTCTTTAATTAAATTTTTAACCTTAAGCGTAACCCATACAGTAACTGTACCCAAAAGCACAACTAATACAGAAGCCACACCTAAAGCGAATGAAATTGTTTCCATAATCTTTATTTTTTATTTTATTTGTTATTTTGAACGCCCGTTCTTATTTATTATTCAATATTTGCACTATCTCATACTTCCAACCACTATCGGTATTGGTATTCATTAGTTCACATATCTTCATTGCCTCACCAAAACAGTTAGTTTCGAAAACCTCACCTTGTGAGTTAAGTAGTATGACGTGTTGAAGTTTACCCTTTAACGTCATTATTTTTTTAATTTGATAATTTTTTTCCATATATTTTTATTTTATGTCTTTCCAAACCCAGCCTAATAATAACTTACTAAAAAATCTATGTATAATATTAGGTTTTTTTTGTAAATGAATATGGTAATTATAACCTATCTTATACGAACCAATCATTTTTATTCCTTTGATGAGTAAAAAATCATTTTTTACACGATTACTATCCTCACCGTTTTCTACTTTATTTTTAGGTTTTCTATTTTTATAATACTTTTTATTATTTCTAGTACTTCCACTAATAACTGTTTCTTTTAATATAACTTTTTCCATTTTTATTTTTTATTTTTTTATTTCATTTTTATGTTCTAACCAACCAATGTAGAACCCAACACCTACAATTATATTCATCCCTAAAGACATAGTTAATTCGGTTATATCCTCATATACTGTTGTCATAAGATGAATATGTCCCACAGTCCAAAAAGGGATTGATAAATTTTGTGATATCCAAAGGAGGGTGTATTTTACAAATAATTTCACAATATTTTCTTTTCCACATAAGTACACATTTCACCCGCATCAAAACCTTTTTCTAATAATAAAGGTAATGATGCTGGCTTACACCATGCATACGCTAACCACCCACTATATTTATCTGCCACATAATTCCATCTAGCCTCCCATAACATTCTAAAAATACCTTTACGTCTATGATCTTCATGTACCCAAGCGTCTAAGAATTTTATTTTTTGCCCATCTTCTCTTTCCATGTAGATGTGACCAACAATTTCACCATTAATCATTGCAATCCATGTCTCTAATTTTTGTGCATTACTCTTTAAGTGTACTATTTTTGCTTCTCCTACCATATTTTATTAGTTATTTCATTTATATATTTTTTCTAAATAACTAAAAAGGTTTAAAAATTCAGGCATTTTCCCATTTTTTTCGTTATAATATTTTTTAAGTTTTAAACAATTTAATCCATATTTTTTATCATGACCCAACCTATCCTCAACATGTTTAATGATAACATTTTTTTGTGTGATATCAGATATTTTATTTATTATATCTAAATTAGTTACTCTTAAAGATGATCCAATATTGTATATAGTATTAACCACGTTATCGTCAAACATTAAGTCGTAAATAACTTTAACATTGTCATTAACATAAATCCATTCTCTAACTTGTTTACCATCACCGTAAACTGGAATAGGTAATCCATTTTTAATATTTTTTGAGATAGTTGGTAAGAACTTTTCCTCAAACTGATGCTCCCCAAAATTATTACACGTTCTAGTTATTAAATAATTAATTCCGTATGTTCTATTGGCAGAAATAACTAAAAAATCTGATGATGCTTTTGAAGCTGAATAATACGAACTAGGTTTAATATCGTCATATTCTGTTGCGGTATGATTTAATGTGAAATGATCCCCCATATCACCGTACACCTCATCCGTTGAAATGTGTACAAACTTTTTAAGTTTTTTATTTTTTCTAGATATCTCTAATAAGTTAAAAGTCCCCTCAACATTTGTTTTAATGAAGGGTAACCCATCTTTAATTGAATTGTCAACATGTGATTCTGCGGCAAAATGTACTATGTAATCAAACTCACCTAAATCTTCTGAAGTAACATCACAAATATCTTTTTCCAAAAAACTAACATTATGCCTAATATTTTTCAACGATCCTGCGTAAGTAAGTTTGTCAACACAAAGAACATCACAATCAATGTTATCCAATAAATAATTAATAAATGACGAACCTATAAACCCCGCACCACCTGTTACTATTATTTTCATACTAATTACTTAAAGGTGCTTTAATTGGTGGATGTGATTTATAGTTTTCTAATATCACATCATTAATTGAACTACAGAATATACCATCTCTAACACTCACTTTTGGTAGTGGGTATGGTTCTCTATTTCTTTTTGGTGTTGGTTCATAATACTCACCATCAAAATTAGGTAATTTATTCGGATCAAAAAATCTCTCCATACCTGTTTCGTAATTATTGGTAAACCAAATATGATATCTTTCCTCATCAGTTAAATCTCTACCAATCTGTTCTTTTGCTTGTTCAATATGATTTAGGTAAATGTGAGTATCACCTAAGTTACCAATCAACTCATCAGGAATCATATTTACTTCATCAGCAATCATAGTCAATAACAATCCATAACTTGCAATGTTGAATGGTAAACCTAAGAATGTATCTACTGAACGTTGATTCCACATTAATGAGATTGCTCTGGTTGGGATATTATGTTTATCCATATATTCCATTGTTTTAGGTTCTTTGTAATGAACTGACACCCAGTTATCTAATTTTTTCATCAACTCATATCTTTCCTCCAAACTCAACTCTCTTGTATAAACTTGAAATCCATAATGACAAGGTGGGAGAACCATTTGATCTAATTCACCTACATTCCAAGCATTAACCATTAATCGTCTTGAGTCTGGATTTGTTTTAAGGTCGTTGATTAGGTTTTGGATTTGGTCTATAACTTTTTCACCTAATAAGGTATGTAAACCATTATGTCCGACAGTTATAGTTTCACCAGTACCCCAACTTCTCCATTGCTTACCATAAATTGGACCTAAGTCACCCCAATGCTTCGCAAACTTTTCATCGTTCTTTATTTTATCAATAAAATCCGTCATTGATAAAATCTTACTAGGTTCGTTACCGATCATTAACAATTGATAGTTCTTATATGCATCACCGTCCCAAATATGACAATTGTTATCAACAAGGTACTTGATGTTGGTATCACCTCTTAAAAACCAAAGAAGTTCTGTTACGATTGTTTTGAATGACATCTTCTTAGTTGTGAGAAGTGGAAATCCATCTTTCATATTATGACGAATCTGTCTACCAAATACCGAAATGGTACCCGTACCAGTTCTGTCCGATTTAGTGTGTCCATTATCAATAATATCTTGAAGTAAGTCTGTATATTGTTTATCTAAACTATTCATTTTATAGATTTTTCTTTATCTCATTAATTTGTTCTAATAATGGTGTAACATCTAATGTATCTTTAGATTGTGTATATGGGTATTTTTTAAGAATACTGTGTAGAGTCTTACCTTGACTTTCAGATGATTCGAATTTCTTATAATCTTCATATTTAACACCTTCATAAACATATTGTCTACCAGAACCAAAAATTATCGCTAACTTTTTATCTGTCATAATATATTTTGAACCCAAAATATTCGATGAATCATATAGACATTCTATCGACCCATTTTCTTCGTACTTATTTAAAACCATATTTTAATCTTTGTATAATTTATATGAATGGATGTTTTCCATTTGATAAATTCTACCATCTATAGTAGAAGGGTTGTCAATGGAAACCTCTTTCTCCTCTGTGATAATCACATAGTTACCAGTTATTATCATCGCAGAGTCTAAATACTCAACTCTATCTGAAGGTTTACCCTCTACATCTTTTAAAAGTAAAACTATCTTCCTAAATTTTGGTGCGCTAGGTATCATTTTATAAGTATAATTAAATAATGTTATTTTGTCAAATCTAAATATAGGTAAAACCTAAGATAAGTAAAGATAAATACTATTCCTTAAAGTGTGTCACTTTGTCACGGGTTGTTAATATGTTTACCTTTAATCTTATAGTAATTGGTATCAATACCCTTATCCTCTAAAAGATTTTTAGGTATGTATTCATCTCCAGTCTCTATAAAGTGATTTAACCTTTTAGTCCCAAACTCAACGTTGAACGGTACCAAATCTACACCAATAAACTTCCTATTATTTTTAAGTGCTGCGATACCTGTAGTTGATGATCCTGCAAATGGGTCCATAATTACATCACCTTCGTCACTACCAATCCTTACAAACCAATCCACTAACTCCACAGAAAATGGTGCGGGGTGTAAAACACTGGGGTTTGTTTCTGAAGCCGCAATTACTACATTATGTGGTAATGAACCTTTTTCGTTTAATTCCCTCATTTGTGAGTCATAGACACCATCTCTCGACCCAATAGTCGTTACTGGTTTAAGAAATCTTTTTTTAGTAACTTCTGAGTGTTCAGTTCTACAGTTATCTGCCCTAAATTTAGGTTTATTGGAGTTGGAGAAATGGAATACATACTCATACCTATCAATTGCCCTATATTTACAGTTTGTTGGGATTGCGTTCTTTTTAAACCATATATAAGGTTTTGCAACCATATACCAACCCTGTTTACGCATTTTATACTTTAACTCATCTAAAACTGGATGAATCACTCCATCATCGATTTTATCGTTGATGTTTAAGAAAAAACTACCGTTAGGTTTTAAAACTTTAAGAAATAAATCAGTAAATTCTAAAAACCAATCTGCATAATCGTCAACGTGTATTGAACCAACCTCACCATCATTATTACCACTATAGTTCTTTCTCATAGAATAATAGGGTGGTGAAGTGAAAATCATATCCACCTTTTCACCAGTTTCAATCATTTCCTTTAACACATTTTTAGTGTCACCCAAAATAACTTCATATTGACTTTTCATAATTTTTATATTAAATTTGAATACAAAGATAAGGATATTTATAATAAAAACCAAATCGTATATGAAAAAGATTTTGCCTAAAGTGAATAAAATTTTAAATATGTCCATCAAACAGGCTAAATTTTATGGGGATAATGAAGTAAAAATTGAACACATAATCATCTCATTGATAAATGATTATAATAATAACGCAGTTAAAGTGTTAATTAGTATGGGTGTAGATGTTGATAAGTTACATAAAAGTATTGAGAGGAAATTACATAAAGATAGGGATGACTATAATACTATGTTACTAAACAAAAAAGAATACCCATTAGAGACTGTTACCGAAAATATTCTGAAAGGTGCGGAAAAAGAATGTGATTTATTGAATAAAGACTATCTCGATACGGAACACATTTTATTGGCAACTTTAAAAGTAAAAAATGATATAACTAATATATTAAAAGGAATGAAAATAAATTATAAAAGTTACAAAACCTCAATTGAAAACTCTATTGAACCATTAAGTGGTGATAATGAGGACAATTTTAGTAAAATACCAAAACCAAAAGTTAATACTAAATCTAATGAAACACCTATTTTAAATAACTTTTCCGTAGATGTGACTAAAAGGGCATCTGAAGGTAAAATTGATCCTGTTATTGGTAGAGATGAGGCGATACAAAGAGTTGCACAGATTTTAGCGAGAAAGAAAAAAAATAATCCTGTTTTGATTGGTGACCCTGGTGTTGGTAAAACAACTATCATTGAAGGGTTGGCATTAAAAATTGCGCAAGGTGACGCACCGAGAACTTTATTAGATAAAAGAGTCATATCTTTAGATTTAACATCTTTAGTTGCAGGTACCAAATATAGAGGGCAATTTGAGGAAAGAATTAAAGGTGTGGTTGATGAGTTGTTAGAAGTTGACAATGTTATATTATTTATAGATGAGTTACATACTATGGTTGGTGCGGGTAACGCATCGGGTTCTATGGATGCCGCAAATGTGTTAAAACCTGCATTGGCGAGGGGAGACATACAATTAATTGGGGCGACTACATTAGATGAATATAGAGAACATATCGAAAAAGACGGTGCATTGGCAAGAAGATTCCAACAAGTGTTAATTGAACCACCAACGATAGAAGAAACTATTATGATATTAAATAAGATTAAATCTTCTTATGAAACTTACCATAAAGTAACTTACCCTATTGAGACTATCGAACATTGTGTGAAAATGGCAGATAGGTACATTACAGATAGAGAGTTTCCTGATAAGGCAATTGATATTATGGATGAAATAGGTTCTAAAAGTCAACTGTCTATTAAACCACCAGTATCTATAAGTAAGTTAGAGGAACAAATAGGTGAGATAAAAAACAGAAAAAGTGAAGTCGTAAAAAAACAAAAATACGAAGAGGCTGCCAGATTAAGAGATGAGGAAAGAGAAGTAAATGAAAAACTAGCGTTTGAAAAAGATAAGTGGATTACCAACCTAAATAACGAAAGAACTATCGTAACTATTGAGGATGTTAACGAAGTAGTTTCATCAATGACAGGTATCCCACTAAAAAGAATCAGTGGTGATCAGGGTAAAAGAATGATGGCAATTGAAGAAGAGTTAAAAAAGTCTATTATTGGACAAGAGATTGCGTTGGAAAAGATTGCCAAATCTATTAGAAGAAATAGGGTTGGTATTCGTAACCCTAAAAAACCAATAGGAACTTTTATGTTTTTAGGTCCAACTGGTGTGGGTAAAACACATATCGCCAAAAGACTGGCGGAATATCTTTTTGGAGATGAGGATTCATTGATTAGATTGGATATGTCTGAATTTCAGGAAAAACACTCAATTTCAAGACTTATTGGTTCTCCTCCGGGATATGTTGGACACGGTGATGGTGGACAATTAACTGAGAAAGTTAGAAGGAAACCGTATTCAATAGTATTATTTGATGAGATAGAGAAGGCAAATAAAGAAATTTATAATACATTGTTACAGTTATTAGACGATGGACAACTTACAGATAGTTCAGGTAGAAAAGTAAACTTTAAAAATTGTATGGTAATTATGACATCTAATGTGGGTGTAAAAAAATTACAAGATTTTGGTACAGGTGTAGGTTTTGGTACTAAGTCTAAAATTGAAAGGGAAGATTCCATTAAAGAAAATCTTTTAACTGATGAATTGAAAAAACAATTTCCACCAGAATTCCTTAACAGATTAGATGATGTAATCATATTTAAATCACTAACCAAAGAAGAAATTGGTAAAGTTGTGGATTTAGAATTAGTAAAACTTAAGAAAAGAGTTGGTGAAATAGGGTATAACTTAATCATCAATAAAACTGTAAGAGATTACTTAATTGAAGATGGTTATAGTGAAGATTATGGTGCCAGACCTTTGAATAGATCAATACAAAGACACATAGAAGATCCAATATCTGAAGAAATTTTAAGTGGTAAGATTAAAGAAAAAGGTACCATTAAAATAAGTTACTCCAAACCGAAAGATGAAATTATCATAAAAAGTGAGTAATAATTTGGTGGATTAAATATTTCTTATTACATTTGTCTTTATAAAAGATATGTTATGAAAAAAATATTGTTAATTACTATGTTGGTAAAGTCATTTATGGTGATGTCACAAAACATAGTTTATCACGGTTATAAATCTATTCCGTTTAGTTCTGATGTGTGGAGAGTTGAATATAAGGGGACTGGTGATTCCTTAACAGGAGTAATCTACCCAAAGAACGGTAAATACTTTAAAATGAATTTTATACCTGTTAGAGATAAAATTGATAAAGATAAAGTAGAGTCTTATTTGTTACCATCATTTAACCAATTTAGAAAAGAACATAAACTAAGTCCTGCGACTGAAAATGAGGTATTAACAGAAGAGTCAACTGATTGGGCTAAACAGATTCCAAATATTATGACTGCAGAACACTCTAATCTAAGTCAACATCCACTTAAAAGTGAGTCTTTTTATTTAAGTGAGGGTATTTGTAGTATTCCCTATACACAACTCACAATGGTTCCTGAAACTATGGACATTAACAAAGTGTTGGCAGATTGTATTTATGACGCACTTTCTATATGTCCAGCACATTCTAGA